GTCATGATTTTCATTGATAAGAAAAAAGCGACCCCGAAGGGTCGCATAAATGGAAGCAGTATTATCTAATCGAACAGCGCGCCTGCGCTGCTTGCAGCAATCGGCGAGCCGAAGCTCTCGAACACTTTGCTTGCGGGGATACGACCGCTGCCAAGGGCGTCATCGTCGCGTGTCTTCTGCACATTCTCCAGGCCAAAGGCGATGCCCTTGTTTCCTGCCTGGTCGTAGGCGTATGGCCGCACCTGCGCACGGAACCATGCCCCGCTGTACACTTCGGACTCGTCGATGATGTCCTGCACGGTTGCGTCAACGACGCCAGGGCGACGATCCTCGTTCGCGCTGAACGTCATGACAACCCAGTCGCCGCCGATACCTGGGATGGGGTTGTCCAGCTCCTCGTTAAAACGAAACGGCGACCGCATCGTCTTGGGAACATTCTTACCCCACTTGTCGGCAGCTACCTGTGCGCACGCCGCCTTTAGGTCTTTGATGTCAGCCTCAGGTGGAAATGCTGCGCGAATGGAGTACTTCTTTGCCCCATTCGGGTTCTCCTTAGGTGCGGTTGCACGGAAAAGCCCTGCGTAAGCAGCGCGAAACTCCGGGGTGATTAGCTTGTCAGCCATGATTTTTTCCTTCTTCAAAGTTACAAGTTCGCAAATGCCGACTTGGCATCCACACGGATAGCCGGACGTTTGTCCGACTCACTCACCAGGGTGTGCCCTGATGATTCTTTGACGCACAGCTCATCGAGCAGCGTGCGGTGTTCTTTTGGCAGCAGCTTCTCTGCCGAAGCGGGGCTGATGATTTTCCGCTCGTATAATTCAGAGGTGGGGATGTAAGCGCTCAGCGCCTGGGCAACCTCCCCATCAGAGCGCCACTTGCGAGTCGCCCGCTTCTCAACCAACTTCCAATTGGGGATGGGCTTACCCTTCTCCGCTTCTTCGTAAGCGAACTCGCGGGTGTTCTTGATCCAGCCTTCCAGGATAGGCAGGAAGTCGAGTGTCTCCGCCAACGCTTTAGGGTCGTAGGGTTCGCCCTTGGTGAACACCTGCTTGGCCAAGGTCTGCGCCTTGCGCTTCAGCGCGGGGCACACAGACGCGGCGCGGCACCAGCGGCAACCCTTCTCGCTTGGAACCAGGAAGCCTGCGTTCAGCAACGCCTCTGGCGCGTGCTGTTCGGCGTCGCCCACCACCGACACCGCTGCGCTGAGGTCGGCGTGCAAATCAATCAAGTCCACAACATCAAAGGTGACCGAGCGCACTGGCCCGTCGGGGTGCGGGCAACGCGGTTGCACGATGGTGGCCGTCACCTGCTGCGCGGGGTAGCCAAACGTAAGCAGCGTGGCCAGCGCATAGATTTTAAGTTGCAGATTGCCGTGGACTTCGACAGGCACGCCCGCGCCGTATTTGAGATCAACGATGTGTAGGTGGCGGTCTTCCTCCTGCCACACCACTGCATCGGCAGTGCCGTAGATGTCGGCGTTGACCTCCACCTTCTGCTCGACGTGACGCACACCAGCAAGTTCACGAACGTGGTTGACGTAACTGGCGACGTTATCGAGCGTGGCGCGTTCAGCGTTCACCAGTTCGCCGCGCAACAACGCTTCGGCTATCTCGTGCGCCTGGCGTCCTTCCTCAGCGAACACGCTCGATTTGTTCGGCATACCTTGCGACAACACAACGCTGCCTGGGCATGTCATCCAACGCTCTGCGGCGCTTGGCGATAGTTTTGCGTGGCTCATAAGATTGGAAATCCTCAATGGTAAGTGCGAAAATCGCAACGTGGTAGATACTTCTCTGGCGAGCAAGTCAGAAACAACACATGGTACAAAACTACCCCGCCGAAACCGTCCTGAAGATAGAACGCGGGGTACCCAAGCAACTGCTGCGGCTCGTTGTGGTCGTCCATGAAATAGACCGCACCGTCCCTTGACCTGCGAATCCGCGCTACACCGCCTGAGTTGAAACTCTTCCAGGCGAGGTAATCGTAACCAAACAAGCGGTGCGTCAGTTTCCAAAGCATCTGTTAATCCTCACTCCGTCTTACTCCTAGAGTTGTCAGCGCGGACACGCACAAAGTTTGTCACGCCCGAGCGGTCGGTGTTGTCCCAGATGAAATGGGCGTACTCCACGCTGTCTGTTGACGACGTGCCGCCGAAAGACGGGCGGCGCGCGTGCATCACGATGGTGGTGGGTGGGTAGTCGGTGAAGAAGTCATCCCTCGCCGCACTGCCCAGCCAGTTCAATCGTTGCAGCATGATGACCTTGCCGCTCTCCTGATCCACCAGTTCCAACGCCTTCCGGGTTATTTCCTCGGCGATAGCGAATGGCGGGTTCGTGATAATCAGGTCGAAGTCCAGGTTGTCAGGGTTGTTCCAGGTCAGGAAATCCGCCTTGATGTCCGCGTGCGAATCTTCTCTTATGTCCAGCGTAATCACGTCATCCCACCCGTATTCCGCCAACACGTCGGGGTAAGGCATGGTGAAGACCTCACTGAGATTGACTGAACCGCCACCTGCGCATGGGTCTAACGCCAGCCTCCCGTCCATGTCGTCGAACAGTTCAGGGAGGGCGTCAAACAGCTCCCTGATTATCCATTTAGGCGTGACGTAATAGTCGCTTTTATGCCTGTCGTAACCACGTAACGTGCTGCTCATGATGCGCACTCCTTGATGAAGGAGGCGTAGTGCTGTTCGGCCAACTCGCTTGAACGAACCGCCCCATACTTCTTAAGCAGCTCGACGCCAGCGGGTACGCCCTTGGCCGCTGTGTAGGTCTGCAACGCATCGCGGATGTCATCCAGCGTGTAGGTGGCAGGCTCGCTCGCGTCCAGCTGGGGTTGAGGCTGAGGCTCGTCGCCCAAATCCAAAACCAACTGGTCGTCGTTTGCGGGTTCTTCCTCTACGACCTCAGCTTGCACAGGCTCAGGCTTCTGGGTCTGTATCTTGACCCGCCGCGCGCGGCTCTTGGTGTCGTTGGCCACAGGCGGCTCGTCGTTCGCCAACTTTTCAAGATTGGCAAGCATCACCGACAGGATTTTATTGTCTGTCAGGTCAGCGGTGTCGAAGGTTACGGTGATTTGCATTTGCATCTCCATTTCGTGATGTTGAGAGTGTAACAATGACTTGAGAATATCGCAACTGTCAATCCATGATTTTTGCAATTTCTCTTGTCTTGTGGACAACGACGCGCATGACGTCCTCGTCCACGGAACTAGCGCATGTGAAAAACCTCACACGCACAGGTCTGGTTTGCCCCACCCGGTGGCAGCGCATTGCTGCCTGGGCGTTGTTCGCGGGAACCCAATCGGCTTCGATAAAGGCCACCTCCCGCGCACTGGTCAATGTGATGCCGGTGCCCGCCGCCACAATCTGGCCGATGAACACCCTGCAACTTGGCTCGTTCTGAAACTTGTCGATGTTCTGCTGGCGCTTGGCCGTGGGCGTGCCGCCGTAGAGGGTGACAGGTTTGAACTTGCGGAGTTTGTCTCGCGTCTCGTCAATGACCTGCTTGTGCACGGCGAAAATGACCAGCTTATCAATCTGCCCTGTCTCAAGTTCTTCCTTCAGGATGTCGATGACGCGGGGGAGTTTGGCCAGGCCGATGTAGCGCCGCAGCGTTGAGGTGCTTTTCGAATATGCTTTGAGCAGCTCCAGGCTATCCTTGCTGGTGTGGTGGTGGCCGCTTCTGATTGCGTTCAGGCTGGTCTTCAGACTCTCGTCAATGTTCTTGAGGTTATCGAGGAACGCGGGCACGCCTATCGACACCCAGTTCTCATAGAACCACGGGTCGAGCTGGACTTCGCTACGATCAACAGTCACTTCTGAAAAGGTGATGGGGGGCAATTGTTTCATGACGTCATCCTTCTTTCGTCTCAACATGAATTGGTTTAGCAATGCTTTGAGTTCGTCAGTGTTCTTGTGGCCTGTAATTTTGTAGCCGTAGTCACTGTCGAAGCCTGCGCAAAATCGGTACACAAAATCCCAATAGGGTTGGTTGACAATTTTCGCTGATCGCAAATGGGTGTAAAGCTCTGAGGCGTTGTTTGGCATGGGCGTGCCAGTCAACCGCCATGTGCGCTTGGCTTTGTGCATCAAGCCTGGGTGCTGGTTGTGGCCGTACAAAACCTTCGTGCGCTTGGCGCTGCGCTCTTTCAGGAAGTGCGCCTCGTCAATCACCAGCACGTCCCACTCCCGCGACTTCAGATTGTTGCGCAGCTTCTCGTTGCTGGCCAGCAGGTCGTAGGACACGACGTTAACGCCAGGCGCAGGCGCGTCTTTACCTGTCAGGATCAGCGTGCACGGCCTGCGGCGGTCGCTGAATCGGTCAAACTCCCGCGACCAATTGATGCGCACGGCGGCGGGGCACACAACCAGGATGTTCTCTGCGTCAACCAGGTCGCACGCGATGATAGCTTGCGCGCTCTTACCCAGCCCCATCTCGTCGGCCAACAAGGCCTGTGGCATTTTTGATAGGAACGCTGCGCCGTCTAACTGATAGGGGAAGGGTGTTTCAAGCATAAAGTTCGATGATCTTTTTACAGATTAGATGTTGTAGATTTTTCGCCGCTTACAGCTTCCAATCTGTCTGCCACCAGCTTCGCGTAGCCAGCAATGTCCATCCAGCTGTCGGCGTAGTTCGGGTCTCCATTCAGGATACGACCGAGCTTGTTGGCTATCATGGCCAAGGCTTCCCGTTGATCGGGAGCAAGTTTGGATGAGTCGCAGGCGCTGTACATGGCGGCTTTGATCGC